AGACGTCTGAATTAACTACTTTAAAATTATTATACGATCAGTATCAAAATGCAGCTTTACCTTTAGAAAAAAGAAAAGAGGCATATAAAGAAATTCAAAAGTTATATCCTGCATATTTTGGCAATTTAAAATTTGAAACATCAGCAACTGATAAAACAAAAACTGCTTATAACGGATTAACAGAATCAATATTAGCAACTGCTAGAGCCAGAGCAGCGGCGGATTTAATTACTAAAAATTCAACTAGACAATTAGAGAATGAGCAAAAGGTAATTGATTTAACTAAGCAGATTCAGGATGAACGGACTAAGCAATTAAAATTACAGGCTCAAGTTGAAAGCCAGAATCTATTAGCAAAGCAAGAACTTAATTTATTAACATCTAAGCAAAGAGATATATTAAACCAGTATTTAAAAGCAGGTTTTCAGGAGAATGAATTAACAAAGGTTAAGAATAATTTATTAACTGATACCAATGTACTTACTGAGCAAAATATACAGTTACAAAAGGCTGCAACTGCTGAAGTATTAAAAGGTGGTAAAATTAGCGGAAGTGTAGCAGGAGAAAAGTTAAAAGAGACAGAAAACGAAAAAAGAAGATTCTTTGCTTTAATCAATGATTTTAAAGGTATTGCAGAAACTGGTAAAAAAGAAATTGCAAAAACTTTAAGCGGAGGTAAGCCTTTAATTGATATAAATACTTTATTAAGTACAAAAGGTTTTATACCTGATAATATAGGTAAGCAACTTTATACTCCATTCCAAATATTACAGGATAATATTAAGTTTGATTTATTGCCTCAATTAGGTACATCATTTAAGACATTCTTTGATGATATATTAATGAATGGTAATTTTTCTTTTTCGGCTTTAGGTCAGGCAATTAAAAATACTTTTTTATCAGTAATTGCAAGTGAAGCTGCGCAAGGAGTTTTAAATCTATTAGGTTCTAAAGGTGGTAAGACTGAAAAAGGCGGAGGTTTATTAGCAGGAGTTATTGGATTGTTTGGCGCAACTAAAAAAGCAGCACCATTAGCAAATATTGCTAAATCAACTGGAGGCATATTGGGTTCAGCCGCAACTCTTACTGCACCAGTAGCAGCAACAGGCGGAGCATTGTTACCTATCTTAGCAGGAGTTACTGCGATTGCAGGTATAGCATCATTATTTAAAAAGAAACAACAAGCACCTATTCCACAAGCATCATCAACTATCAGCACAAGCGCAGCAGGATCATCCCAAGACTTTGGAGGTGGTCGAGTTGTATTTGAGATTTCAGGTACTAACTTAATCGGAGTGTTAAACAGAGCAGGTGCAAAATTACAGAGGTTCGGACCATGAGTTATAATCAGAGATATTATTTTACGTTTTATTCAGACAGAGATACAAGGATTGTTAATGGCATACCAGATGAATATCTATGTAGTATATCGCAGTTAGATTATGAGGGTGAAGTAATAGAAATTCAGGCTCAACAAAATCCTATTCAGATAAACTATCAGAATACTTCAAGCAATAAGCTAGAGGCTATCATAGGCTCAGAGTGTACATTAAACCTAATTGCGACTGAGGATTTTGAGTTAGAGGATTTATATACTGAGAATGAGCGTGAGTTTTTAGTAGAGATATTTAGAAATGGAGGTTTGATTTGGTCAGGGTTTATCATTCCAGATGGATGTCAGGAAGCGTTCACCTTTGCACCTTATCCAATTTCTGTAAATGCAGTTGATGGGTTAGGATTGCTTAAAAATCTGTCTTATGTACAGAACGATGGTAATTTCTATTTAGGTAAGCAAAGTTTTATAGAGGTTATAAATGCCTGTCTAATACGATTAGATGCACCTTCATTGGTCTTAAATACTTGCGTTAATATTTATGAAACGAGCATGACTCAGGGCAACTCATACGATCCTCTGGCATTGTCTTTTGTAAATAGTGAGCGTTATCTAAAGGATGACCAATTTACTCCAATGAATTGCGAGGATGTACTAAGGTCAATACTTGAGGAATGGACTGCGGTGATGATACAAAGCGGTGGTGAATGGTATATTTATAGACCAACTGAATTGGCATTAAGTGGTGATTTAACATTTAGAAAATATTTAGATGGGCAGAGAGTTTATGATCAGCCTACTGTTACGATTGACTTAGATGCTACTTTAGGAGGTGAGAGTGAAGGCGTTATTTTATCGCCTTATTTCCATATCAATACTGACCAGATGAAGATGATAGATAGACCATATAAAAATGCGTCTATGGCTTATCTGTATGGTAAACTTGAGAATACAGATGAGAAATTAGCAAATCCAAATCTAACAGGAGCAGGGCAAAGTTGCGGAGGTGATCCGATTGGTCCTTGTGATAGCGTGACTATTCCCGGTTATACTAAAACAGGCACAATGTATGCAGGTTTAAATCCAACTGGTGGCGTAGTCTTTTATTCAGATGGAGGTACTTATCCGACATTGACTAACTATTATCAAAATAATAATCTAATACCTGTTACGGCTAATTTTACAGTTCAAGAGAGATTAAAGTTTATCATTGAATATGAAAATTTAAATCCTGCTTTGACTACGGATATGAATTTTGTCATTAGTTTATTTGATGGATTAAGCACCTATTATTTACAGGCAGATGGAAGTTGGGCAAATACTCCAGGCGTTCCGGGAATAAATTATTATCAGATTAGGTCAACAGTTGGAGGAGGTACGGAAACAATTATATCTAATGTCGTTCCAATTAGCGGAAATGTTACCTTTAGAATATTAGCGCCTTCAGGTACTGTAAATGATATAGTTTATACTCGGATTTCTGCTTACGTATTTTTAGATTTTGGGGATGAGATTGGTGAGATACATACGGCAACACAAACAGGTAAATTTACTTTTGTACCTGAGACTATCAATGTCTTTAATGGTGATAGTCCTAATGTAATGTACGTTGGTGCTATTTATCAGGATGATGAGGTTACTTTAACAGAACGATGGGTAAGGCGTGGATTATCTGAGTCTATTTTAGCAGTTCCTTATGAGGTTAATAAACAATTTTTAAGGATTGCAGTTGAAGAAAAACAAAGGTTATACGCAGGACCATTTGTAAGGTTTGAGGGTTCTATATTTGGATACTTTAATCCTGTCACTAGATGGTCAATTAACTCAATTACAGGATACTTTATGAATCTATCTCTTAACTATGATTTGCAACAGAACATCTGTAAAGCAGTGTTAGGCAGGATTGTAAATGAGGAGATAGCTTTAGATTATGTTAAAACTCCAGACTATGCAGCAACAACTCGGGTAACAGTAAAAGGAACGCCATGATGTTATACATAAATGATATACCGGTAGGGTGTTTAAGTTCTGTTAGTAGATCAGAGCAGATTTCTTTTATCGGTACTTGCAAGACTACACAGTCAGGCGCTCAGACGCAATTAGGAAGGCTCTATACCTACTCAATTCCTTTTGAAGGTGTTATGACTACAGACAACAGTATAATGTCATGGAGTGGCTTAAAAGCGTTAGAGAGAATTAAGGTAAATTGGGAAATTGTTGGTCCTGATATTGAAGCAGGGCAAGGATTTATTGAGAATCTTGAGATACTAGGTGAGGTTACAGATTTTATAAAATTTAGTGGGAGTATAACAGGCTATGACTAATTTAATGCTTTACATCAATGACTTGCCAGTAGGTTGCTTATTAAGCAATAGCTTGAGCGAATCTATTAGTTTTATTAAGACTTGCAAAAGCACAGAGGAAATGGGACAAAAGCAATTAGGTCAGTTGCATTCTTATTCTGTAAATTTTGAGGCGGTTTATGCCGTAGATCAGGCAATCATAGGATGGAATGATATTAAGGATTTAGGCAGGTCTAGGAAGATTATGGATTGGTCTATGGTAAACCTAGATACAAATGAAGGAGATGCAGGAGAGGGATTTTTAGAGAATTTGGAGATAACGGGAACATCAGAGGATTTTATTAAATTTGCAGGAACGATAACAGGATATGGAGCAATAATTGATTCTAATCAAATATTCTACGTTTGGGCATCTGATACTGATACCTATGTTGATAATGGCGGTGATGAATATGTACTTGTAAATTAAAAGATATGCCAGTAATTAATGGAGTTTATTTAAAGGATTTTGCTGCTTTACCTAGCGCAGTAGTTGATGCTAACATCATACCTATTGCAATCTCAGGCAATCAGATAGCGTATAGGACAACTGTTGGAGGTATTGTTACGGATGCCAGAGTAACAAGCAAGTTACTTACAGGCTTATCAGTAACAGGAGGTGCGGTAGTTGCTACTGATACAATCTTACAGGCATTTGGTAAAGTACAAAACCAGATTAATAGCAAAGTTAGTTCAGTTGGTTTAACAATGCCATCGGCTTTTTCGGTTGCTAACTCTCCAATTACAAGCGCAGGGACTTTAGCAGTAACGGCAATAGGTGCAGCATCTCAGTATATTAGAGGTGATGGTGCTTTGGCTGATTTCCCAACAACTGGGGGAGGTGGATCATCGGTTGCCTATTATCTTAACGGGTCTGTTAGTCAGGGTACAATAGGAGGCAATGCCTATTATGAAATGAATAAAACGCCTGTTATCGGGACAGGTACTGATTTTACTATCGGCTCTGATGGATATATTGCTCAGTTTATAACAGATGCAAACGATCCTGCATCTTTACTAATACCGGCAGGTAATTGGAACGTAGAGATGTACTTTAGCGCATCATCTAGCGGAGGTACTCCATCATTTTACGTAGAGGTTTACAAATATAACGGCACTACATTTACTTTGTTAGGTTCTAGTGCAACTACGCCAGAGGGCATAACAAATGGAACGGCAATAGATATTTATTATACATCTGTAGGTATTCCTGAGACAGTCTTAACAATAACAGACAGGTTAGCTATTCGGGTTTATGTTACCCATTCAGGCAGAACGATTACCTTGCATACAGAGGATAATCATTTATCAGAGATAGTTACAACATTCTCAAATGGTTTAACGGCTTTAAACGGATTAACAAAACAGGCTCAGTACTTTGCAGTTGGAAGTACAGGTACTGATTTTAATATTGCGAGTTCAGTAGATACCCATACGTTTAATATTCCGAGTGCATCTGCAAGTAATAGAGGTTTAATAACAACAGGAACGCAAACGATAGCAGGTGATAAGACTTTTAGTGTTGATATC